GGCTGCTGGTCATCGCGGAGATCAGTATCTGGTTCGCGGTGTCGTGCCTTCAGATCTACGTCTGGTGGCACGGCTGGCTGGAGTAGAGCGAGACGGAGAGCTGGACCCATGTTGCCTTGGCTGATCGGCGGGCTGGTGGGATTCGCGGTCGCGATGGTGCTCATCGTCTGGTCTGCGCTCCGCCTCGCGCGGCAGGCGGACGACCGGATGTCCGACGCCTGGCGCGGACAGCACAGGGGGGACTGACAATTCCTCAAGCCCACGGAGGGCGGCTCGTTGCAGCAGACATGCAGGGTGTGTGGAAGACCCGACAAGTTCGACTTCCACGTGCCGGATAGTTTGTGGGCCGTGGTGGTGCCGGCGGAGTACCGCAACCGCGTGGTGTGTTTGTACTGTTTCGACGAGTTCGCTCACCAGCAGGGTGTGGAGTATGCTGCGGGCCTCCGCACGCTGTACTTTGCTGGCAAACAGGCCAGTCTGGAGTTTCGAAGAGTGGAAGTTGCCGACGGCCGCTAGCGTGGGTCTACTTGCAGTCGTTACGCTCCTTCTTGGCCTTGCACTCGTTGCAGAGTTCGCCCGTTGTCGGTTTGGCGTACTGCTCCTCGAAGTCTTGCATCGGCCAGTTGGAGCAGTTGGCACAGAAATGCCACGTGTCGGTCCCCTTCCGTTTGCGGTACGTGTTGGCCATCAGGTCGGCTCCTCACCTCGTAGAGGGAGACCCGCAACCAGGCGAGTATAGCGTGTCTGGCGTGCTTGGGTGGATAGTGGCTGGTCTCGCGTGGCTGGCACTCTGGCACGCCGTCGCCACCCGCCTCTGGCCCGGGAGCGCGCTGTCCCGCGTGTCTCCCAGGGCTGCCGCGAGCTGGTCCCACGGACCCGCACGCGGCCGGGTTCGCCTGGCGCTGACCGCGCTTCCCTGTAGTTTGCTGCTTGTCCACAACGGTTGCCTCCTCCTACACTCGACTCGGCGGGCCTCCCTCTCCCCCCGCCGCGTCTCCCACGAGCCATGACCCGTCGTCGCCCGATCCGTCGGTCGGTGGCGCCACGCCGTACCGGGCGCCGGCCCAAGCTCACCGAGGAGCTGCAGCAGCGAATCCTTGTCGCCGTGCGGGCCGGCGTCGGCATCGAAGAATCCTTCCGCCTGGCCGGCATCGGCGTCACGACGGGCCACGAGTGGGTGCGCCGCGGCCGCGGGCAGGACAAGACCCGCCAGACCGCGCCCCTGTACGCGAAGTTCGCGCAGGCCCTAGAAAAGGCCCTCGCCGAAGACGAGGCCGCGCGCATCGCCCGCATCAACGCGGCCGGACGCGGCGGGGCCGTGGTCTACACCCGCACGGTGACCACCACGAAGGGCGAGACCATCAGCGAGACCCGCACGACGTCGCCGCAGTGGCAGGCCGACGCCTGGTATCTCGAGCGGAAGCACCCGCAGCGCTGGGCGCTCCGATCGCGGTTCGAACACTCCGGTCCGGATGGCGGTCCCATCCCGATCCGGACGACCGACTACGACCTCTCGAAGCTCTCGGAGGAGGAGCTTGAGCACTTCCTGCAGCTCGCCCGTCGTGCTGCCGCCCGTGGCAGCCCTCGAGGCTGAGCTGAACCGCCGGCGGTACGGGACCGACCCTGGGCGCTGGATGCGTGAGCGCCTCGGGGAGCACCCGTGGTCGCGGCAGGTGGCGATTGCCGAGAGCGTGCGCGACCATCGTAGGACGGCCGTGCGGTCGGCCCATAGCACCGGCAAGAGCTGGCTGGCGGCGCGCATTGCCGCCTGGTGGCTCGACACCAACCCCGTGGGTGAGGCCTTCGTCGTCACGACCGCGCCGACCTTCCCACAGGTCCGCGCGATCCTCTGGCGTGAGATCAACCGTGCGCACGCGGCGGGGCGCCTGCCCGGGCGCGTCAACCAGACCGAGTGGTGGATGCCGCGGCCGGGCGGTGGGGAAGAGCTCGTCGCCTTCGGCCGCAAGCCCGGCGACATGGACCCGTCCGCCTTCCAGGGCATCCACGCAGCCCGGGTGTTGGTCGTCGTCGACGAGGCCTGCGGCGTCCCCGTGCCGCTCTGGAATGCCGCCGACTCGCTCATCAGCAGCGAAGAGAGCCGGATGCTCGCCATCGGCAACCCGGACGATCCGGCCACCGAGTTCCATGAGGTCTGCAAGCCGGGCTCCGGCTGGCACGTGCTCGTGATCGGCGCCGAGGATACCCCGAACTTCACGGGCGAACCGCTCCCGGAGAAGGTCGCGCGACAGCTCACCAGCCGCACCTGGGTCGAGGAGAAGCGCCACAAGTGGGCGACGGTGTGGCGCTGGGAGACCGGTGCGGACGGGCGCGAGCATCTCGTGCCGCCCGCGAACCAACCGCGCGACACCTCCGCCAGCCCGCTCTGGTTCTCCAAGGTGCTGGGCGAGTTCCCGACCGCGACGCAGGACGGACTGATCCCGATTGCCTGGATCCGCGCGGCCCAGGAGCGCGACCTGCGACACGTGCTCGAGGCGCCGACCCCGCCGCCCCCCAAGGCGCCGGGCGAGGCCGACGACGCCTACAAGGCCCGGCTCGAGGCCTACGAGGCCGCGAAGAAAGCGCACGCGGCCATCCCGCACGAACTCGGCGTCGACGTGGGCGGGGGGCAGGACCGAAACACCATCGCCGAGCGCTACGGCCCGGTCGTGCGCATCCTCTCGGCCGACCAGAACCCCGACACGATGCAGACCTGCGGGCGCGTCATCCAGGCGCTCCGCAGCACCGGCGCGACCCGTGCCAAGGTGGACTACATCGGCATCGGGCGCGGCGTCGTCGATCGCGGCCGCGAGCAGGGTCACCCGTTTGTCGGCGTCAACGTCGGCGAGGCCGCCTCGGACACCGAAGCCTTCGCCAACCTGCGCGCCGAGCTGTGGTGGGGCATGCGGGAGCGCTTCGAGGCCGGCGACGTCGACCTCGACCCGCAGGACGACGACCTGGCCGCGGAGCTCTGCGCGCTCCGCTACAAGACCACGAGCCGCGGCCAGATCCTCATCGAGTCGAAGGACGACATGCGCCGCCGCGGGCTCGACAGCCCAGACCGCGCTGATGCGCTGATGCTGGCCCTCGCGAAGACGGGGCGCGAGCCCGGGGACTTCGGGATCACCATCTGAGGAGCGGAGGCAGGAGGGACACCATGGGCCTGTGGCAGCGTGTGCGAGAGGCACTTCGGCGCCCGGCGGGCCGACCGGGCGAGGGAGTCGAAGTGGTCGCGCGTTTGCTCCCGAGTTGGCTCGCGAACAAGCCGCTTCCGCCGCCGCACGATTACGCGAAGTTCGCGGAGGACGGTGCCCGCCGGAACGTCATCATCGCCTCCTGCATCTGGAGTCTCGTGACGAGCGCCGCGGAGCCCATCTTCCACGCGGGCCGCCGGCAGGCGGACGGCACCCTCGACCCGTTGCCCGAGACCGACCCGCTCGCCCGGCTCCTCGCCGCGCCCAATCCGGACGCCTCGCCGTACGACTTCCTCGAGGAGCTGTTGACCCAGCAGCAGGTGGCGGGACAGGCCTACGTGCACAAGGTCCGCGACCGGAGCGGCATCGTCGTCCAGCTTTGGCCGCTCCGCCCCGACCGCGTGCGCGTGGTGCCCGGGCCAGACGGCCGCGTGCTGGCCTACCGCTACGAGATCGGCACGGTAAAGCGGGACCTGCCGGCCGAGGACGTCCTGCACATCCGGCTCCATCCGGACCCGCTCGACGACTACTACGGGCTCTCACCGATCGCCGTGCTCGCGCGCCAGGGTGACCTCGACAACCAGGCCGCGGATTACCTCCGCGCGTTCTTCCTCAACAACGGCGCCCCCGCCGGCCTGCTCAAGTTCAAGGCGACCCGCGTCGACAAGCCCGACCGCGAGCGCATCAAGGGCGAGTGGACGCAGGAGCACACGGGTGAGCGCGGCTGGCACACCGTCAGCGTGCTCGACGCCGACGTCGACTACCAGGAGATCGGGAGCCGGCCGGACAGCCTGCGCATGGACGGCGTGTTCGACGAGACTGAGTCCCGCATCTGCGCCGCCTTCGGAGTCCCGGCCATCATCGTCGGCGCCCTCATCGGCCTGAAGAAGGCGACCTACGCGAACTACGAGACGGCCCACAAGGTCCTCTGGAGCGACACCCTCGCGCCGCTCTATCGGCGGAACGGCGTGGCCTTCACCCGCGGGCTCGGCCGCGAATTCGGCGACGACATCGTCGTCGAGTTCGACCTCGGTACAGTCGAGGCGCTGAAGGAGGCCAAGGAGACCGCGCGCAAGTTCGCCCTCGACGGCTGGAACGCCGGCCTCCTGACGCTCGACCAGGCGCTCGGGCTCGTCGGCTATCCACCGGTCACGGGGCCGGAGGGCGAGCAGCGGAAGTCGAGCCGCGGCGAGGGGAGCGCCAGTCCGACGGCCGCCGGCCTCGGGCTGCTGGCCGCGCCGGCCGCGGCCCGCGAGGAGCACGCGATCTCAGCAGCCTGTGCGTGCGAGCGGCACGCCCTCACCGCGGAGCAGAAGCGGCTGCGGGCGGCGCTGCGCCGTCGCCTCGAGGAGTACTTCCGTGACCAGGGCCGCGCACTCGTCGCGCACCTGGACACCGGGTGGGAGGCCTGACATGCGCCGCGTGCTCGGCACCGTCCTCGTGGTCATCGGCCTCCTGCTCGCCGTGCCGGTCGCGTGCGTTGTGCTGCTGGGCGCATGGATCGCCGGGCCGTCCACCAGGAGCCAGCGATGCCAGTGACCTCGTCCGCTGACTTGCTTGCGCTCCTGGAGAAGTTCCCCTGGAAGGAGTGGAACAGGCGGCTCGCTCCGGGTCTGACCGCCGTCTGCCGTGACATCCTCTTGCGCCAAGGCGCCCGCGCCGCGGCACTCGCCGGCGGGCAGTGGGACCCGGCCGACCCGTTCCTCGACAAGTTCCTCACCACCTACGTCGGCGAGCGCATCGTGCAACTGGACCGCACGACCCGGCGCGAGTTGCGGGAGCGGTTGCGGGACGTCTTCGCCACGGGTGGGGGGAAGTCGGCTGCGGAGCTGCGCGACCAAGTGCTCGACGAAGTGCGGCAGCGGTACGAGGGCTACGAGGAATGGCGCGCCCTGCGCATCGCACGGACCGAGTCGGCCATCGCCTACAACCACGGCGACATCTTCGGCTTCGCGCAAGCGCAGGTCGAGCGGGTCACGGTCATCGACGGGACCGGCGATGCCGTATGCGCCGAGGCGAACGGGCGGGACTGGACGCTTGCTGAGGCGCTCGATGACCCGGTCGCTCACCCAAACTGCGTCAGGTCGTTCGCCCCGGTCGTGTCCGACAAGCCGGCCGCGCGGCGCTCCGCCTCCGAGCGGCATCTCCGCGACCTGGACCCTGCCGCGCTGGCCACGCGCTGCGCCGCGCGATCCGATGTGCTGGTCGACCTCGACGACCCCACGCCCGAGTTGCGGGACCCCACCGACGACGACCTCGACGACGGCACGCTGCTTGGGGCGTTGCTGGACGAACTACTCCGCGTGGCCACAGGAGGGACCCCATGAAGCACGTGGACATGAACGATTACGAGGAGGATCCCGTCCCGCGCCGCCGGCGGGAGATCACCGAGGAGTGGCGACCGGTGTCTGTCCGACTGGCGCCCGCGCTTCACGATGCGGCCATCCGCAAAGCCCTGCACTTGGGTTGCTCGGTCACCGACGTCATCCGGACGGCGCTGCAGAAGGACCTCGGGATTCCTGTCTAAGCCTCAGCGTAGTCTGCGAGCCCGTTCAGCGTATCTCCGCCGGATCGCGGTCCCGGATCCGGTGCTACGGTCGAATCGTCAGGGGGCGTGCCCCTGACGAGGAGGCCGGCATGGCCCGGACGTCGAGGCCGCACCCCCAGATCGAGACCTGTCGTGCCCGGTTCGCGCTCGCGGCGGACGGCTCGTTGCCCCCGAACTGCTTCCGCGGCATGGCCTCCGTCTTCGGCACGCTGGTCGATACCTGGGTGCCGACGCGCATCCTCCCCGGCGCCTTCACGAAGACCCTTCAGGAGAACGCCTCGCGCATCAAGGTGCTCTGGCAGCACGACGAGGCCTGGCCCATCGGCCTGCCGCTGATGCTCGAAGAGCGGGTCGATGGGCTCTACGTCGAAGCCGAGATCTCGGCTGACGTGCCCGAGGGCCAGCGGTGCCTCGCCCTGATGCGCCCGTTGCCGGGCGCCGGCCGGCCCGTCATCGACGAGCTGTCGATTGGCTTCGACCCGATCAAGTGGGAGATGGTCGATCTCGGGCAGGACAACATCGAACGCCACATCAAGGAGCTGCGCCTCTGGGAGTTCTCGCCAGTCACCTTCGCGGCGAACCGTGACGCGAAGGTCACCGCGGTGCACTCGTTGCGCCAGGCCTTGGGGTGCACCGAGGCGCTGGCGGCCGACCTCCTCCCGGCGCTCGAGCGAGCGGCCCAGGCCGCCGACCCGACGGCGGCGCTCCTGGTGGTCGTGCAGCACGTCGGGGACCGATTGAAGGCCGGCCCCCGTCGCGAGACTTCGAGGGCTGCACTCGTCGACGCGATCGCGTCGCTCACGGCACTCCTGCCGTCAGCCGAGCCGCCGGCCGTACCGGCACTCACTGTCCGCGTGGAGCACGCCCTGCGCGACCTCGACCTCGCGTCGCTGGCCGCCCGGGTGGCGGCATAGACCGATCGGCATCGCGAAGGAGATCACGCGCCATGAAGCACCTGTTGATTGCGGCCCGTGAGAAGGCTGGCCGCGCCGTCCAGGCGGCTCGCGACCTGGGCACGCAGATTCGCGAGAAGCAGGAGAAGGGCGAGCCCGTCGGGGACCTCGAGGAGCGCTTCGAGCGCGCCCACGCGGACGCGACGGCCGCCATCAAGGAGTGCAACCGCCTCGAGCGGGAACTCGAGCTGGTCACCGCGGTCGAGGGCTTCCGCGAGCCCGACCCGCGCCAAGCCGTGCCGCACAAGGCGGCGGGCGGGGACGATGCCCGCGTGAGCCTGGCTGACCGGTTCGCCCACTCGCGCGCCGAGCGGATGGAGCGCCGGCGCCTCGCGCAGCAGCGGGAGCTGTTCGCGAAGGCGGGCGTCTCGGACGTCGGCTCGTTCGAGCGCTTCCGTGCCGCCCACGCGGAATCGTTCATTCCGTACATCCGCCACGGCTTTGCCGCGGCGGCGCGCGTCTTCGAGGAGGCCGGCTTCAAGCCGACCGAAGCGATGGCGCTGCTGACCACGCAGGGCGACCTGGGCGGGTTCCTCGTCGCCGACGAGCTCCGGAGCGAGATCCTGAAGGACCTCCCGGGCTTCACCGTGATGCGGCGGATCTGCCGCGTCGAGCGCACCGGGGCGCCGGCGTTGGTCTTCCCGACCATCCAGTCGGCGACCACGCTCCCCAACCTCTACACCACCGGGTACACCGGCGCGTGGAAGCAGGAAGGCGCCATCCAGGACGGGGCGGCCCCGCCGGTCCAGAACCAGCCGCGGTTCAGCCAGGCCCGTATCCCGGTGAACCTCTGGCAGCCGGATGCGGTCGAGATCACGACGACCCTGCTCGAGGACTCCGACGCGGACGTCGAGGGCATCATCGCCGAAGCGATCGCCGAGGTGCGGGGCCTCGACGAAGACGCGGCGTTCCTGAACGGCACGGGCGTCGACCGGCCGCTCGGGCTGCTCCAGTCGGGCCTGGCCGAGATCAACTCGACCGCGGCCGCGGCCCTGGCCTACGACGGGCTCATCGACATGTTCACGGGCCTGCCGGCGCAGTACCGGCAGAACGCGAAGTGGCTGATGAACTCGAAGAGCTACGGGGCCATCCTCAAGCTGAAGGACGACCAGAAGCAGCCGCTCATCCCGGTCAACTCGCTCCCCAACACGCTCTGGGGCAAGGGGATCGAGTACCTGGAGTTCATGCCGGACGTGGCGGCCAACGCGTTCCCGATCATCTTCGGGGACTTCCGCTACTACGTCGTGGTCGACCGGCAGGACCTGCGCGTCCAGCGGTTGACCGAGCGGTTCGCGCCGAATATCGGGCTGTTGCCGACCGCCCGCGTCGGCGGCCAGACGGCCCGCAAGGCGGGGTTCCGCGTGCAGAAGGTGGCGGCCTAGTCCGGGCCGCGTGAGGACAACCCGGGGGCGCGCCCCGCGCGCCCCGTGCTGGAACCGACAGCCACGACGAGGACGGGCACCATGCGAGTGGACCTGTACAACACGCTGAAGATCGTCCGCGCCATCTCGCCGGACGAGGGCGCGGCCGACAACACCGCGAAGGTGTCGGAGATCATCGACACCAAGGGCTTCGATGGCCTGCTGTTCGCCATCGCGACCGGGGTGCTCGCGGACGTGGACGCCACGTTCACGGTCCTGGTCGAAGACGGCGATGACGCGGCGCTCGCGGACGCCGCGGCGGTGGAGGACAAGTACCTCCACGGCACCGAGGCGGGCGCGTCGTTCACCTTCGCGGCCGACAACGCGACCAAGAAGATCGGCTACCGCGGCATCAAGCGGTACGTGCGCCTCACGGTCACGCCGGCCAACAACACCGGGGTCTGGGACATCGGCGCCGTGGCCATCCTCGGCGCCGCCCGCGACCTGGTCGCGCAGGGCGTCATCGCGTAGGACCGGCCGCTCGCGGCGTCGCCGACGCGCCGCGGGCGGTGAGGCGAGGACTGCGAAGGGGGCGGGTGCCCGCCATCGGGGAGGGGCATACCGACACGCGCCGTGACGAAGGCGACCACGCTCTGGAGCCTGGCGACGATCAAGGGGTATCTGGGCATCGCGGCCGACGAGACCGCGAAAGACCAGGTGCTCTCGCTGATCGGTGACGGGGTCTCCGAGCTGCTCGAACGCGAGCTCCAACGCCTGTTCGTGACACGGACGCTGGTCGAGGTGCACAACGGGCATGGCGGGCACCTGCTCTACCTCCGGCAGTACCCGGTCGTCAGCCTCACGTCGATCACGGTCCTTCGGAGTCCGGGCGACGTGGCGCCCGAGGTGATGGACCCGACCGACTACATGCTGAACGCCCAGGTCGGGCTGGTGCATGCGTTCAATGACCGCTTCACCCGCGGCGTCGGGAACGTCACAGTGACCTACTCCGCGGGCCACGGGGTGCAGGACGCCGCGACGTTGCCGAGTGACGCCGTGCAGATCGGCCTCGACTTGGTGAAGCTCGTCTTCGACGAACGGGACACGGGGGTGATCGCCGCGAGCACGGTGAGCGTCGGGAGCGCGAACGTCGTGCTAAAGCCGGACTGGCCGAAGCACATCCTGCTGTTCCTGAAGACCGCGCGACGACCGCGCGTGTGAGGAGGCTCGATCATGTGCAAGGGGAAGGGCAAGGGCGGCGGCAAGAAGGGCGGACGGAAGCGGTAGGCGGGATCGATGGAGCTCTCGGTCACCACCAACGCCGGCGAGATCGCGATTCGCTACCAGGAGGCCTGGCGGCTCTTCTCGGGGACACTCGTCCCGGCGCTGCGCAAGGCGGCGCTGCTCGTCCAACGCAAGGTGAGGATGGAGAAGATCCGGGACGGGAATCCGATCACGTCGCGGACCGGCCACCTGCGCCAGTCCATTTTCACGAACGTGCAGGTTGACGCGGAGGCCCGCGAAGGGGTGGCGATCATCGGGTCCGACCGGGCCAAGGTCGTCTACGGACGGATCCTCGAGCTGGGTGGCGTCATCACACCGAAGACGGCGAAGAACCTCACCATCCCGCTCGAACCGGCGCTGACGGCAGCGGGTGTCGCGCGGGTGACGGCGCGACAGTTCATCGCGAACCCGGGCACGCTGGGCTTTGAGCGCGCCTTCATGCGACGGGGGGGCACGACCATCCTCGGGGCGAAGAAGGACGGCACGGTGCAGGCCGTCTTCGCGCTGAAGAAGCGCGTCGAGATTGCGCCACGGCGGTACCTGACCGACGCGCTCGCGGAGTGCCGGCCGGACATCGTGACGATCTTCGGCGACGGGGTCAGCGACGTGACCCGGAAGCTCACGGACGACGACGATGCCCCCAAGCGATAGCGTTCGCCTCGCCATCCTGAAGGACCTGCAGACGGCCGTCCGGACCATCAACGGGCCGCCGCTCTACCACACGACGGTGAAGGCGAGCTCGGTCGTGCTCGACCCGGGCGTGCAGATCACCAACGTCCCGTCGACTGAGCTGCCGTGGGTCGTGATCGAGCCGGACAGCCGGGGCACGCCGCACTACCTGCCGTCGATGCGCGTGCGGGATGAGTTTCACGTCCTCATCACGGCGCGGGCTGACGCGCCGACCGGGCTCGACCCCTCTCGGAAGGTGACCACGTGGGAAGCGCTCCTCGCGGACCTCGAGGTGGCGGTGACGCGGGACATCACGCGCGGGGGCCTCGCGATCGACACCCGGATCGTGCAGATGGAACCAGCCTGCGATGCGGGCGCAGGGGTCATGACGTTCGTTCGGATGCTCCTGCGGATCCCGCTCATCCGGACCTACGGGCAGCCGGCGGCCGTGTGAGGAGCAGGACCATGAGCGTGGGCATCGTGCGCGTGACCATCGTCGTCAAGGGCCTCGACCAGGTGCGCGTCCTGCCGATCGGCCTGCGCCTGGAGCTGGACACGCCGAGCGGCATCGTCGGGGGCCGCACGTGGCGGGAGGTGCTCGGGCGCGACCTGGCGCACATCGACGTCGTGACGCCGCCCGCGCCCCCGGTCGTCGACCCCGACCCGGCAACGGAGGAGTGACATGCCGACCTATCAAATCCGTCGGCTCGGCCGCGTCTACGTGGCGAAGGAAGCGGTCTACGGCACCGCCGAGGACCTCGCCGCGACCGATGCCATCCGGCACACGACGGTGCAGCTCAACTCGCAGCCGACCAACAAGGTCGAGTCCAACGAGCGGCACGCCCATCCGAGCCTGCTCCGGAAGTTCGTGCGCCGCCGGACGGCCAACTGGTCCCTCGGCGGGCTGTTGTACCCGGCCGGGACGATCGCGATCGCGCCCGACATGGACCCGATCTTCGAAGTCGGGTTCGGGGCGCTCAGCAACCCGACCACCCCGCTCGCCACCACCGTGTCCGCCGCACCCCCGCCGACCACGACCGGCTGCACCGTGGCCGAGGCGACGGGGCTCGCCGTAGGCATGGGGGTCCTCATCAAGTGCACGGGGGGCGCGTCGGCCGGGAACTACGTGCGGGTCCTGACGAACATCGCCAGCTCGGCGCTCACCTGGGCGCCGGCGCTCCCGCAGGCGCCGGCCTCCGTCA